CGCCTTTCAGGCGCGAGTTGAAGCCTTGATGGCTTCTAGCCGATAGAGTACCAGACCTGTCAATTATCATTAACATAAGTCCTGCTCAGAGCGGCGTGTCGTAATATGTGCAAACCCATTTCGGGATTAACGCAATTACGCAAAGCCTTACGTTTATCCGGCAAATCATAACCAGACAAGTCGTAACCAAATCGCTCCGCAATCCTCTGAGCAGCACCATTGACTATGATTCCGTCTGATTCATATTCCTTAGGATCGACCATGAAATTGGACCAATAAGGGTGTCTGCCTAATATGAAAGTTGGTTGAATTAAATACTCATAATAAGGTTTAACATTTTCCACCACCCAATTACCCTTGAAATAGTGCTGAAGTAACAAGATTTCCTCATAGAGTTTCATATCAGGATATAACGGTACAGAACCCATCACCCCAACACTCATGCTTTTGCGCAAACGACTATGACTCGGGCAAGGTGGGCTTGACCATATAAAGTCATAGTCTTGAAAATGATCTAATAGGTATTGATGAGCATCTCCCACTATAACTTTATCGTTTGGAAACAAATCTCTATAAACTGCTGCCACTTTAGGCTCGTATTCGACCGCCGTTATTTCATGGTCATCGCCCCAGAGTTTTCGGTTGCCACCAATTCCAGCGTACAAGTTAAGTATTTTCATTTATTTGTCCGTACTGTAAAAGCCTGAGCCTTTGAACTGAATGCCAAAGGATGAATATATCTTGCGCATCGGCTCATGGCAGAAGCCGCATTCGACATCGTGTGGTTCATTTATCTTTAACTCCTTCTCATAGCGAAGGTTTGCCTCGCATAGATCATTAGTACATTCGAACTCATAGATTGGCATTAAGTCAGTTTCCCGTGCATAGTCTCAATATGGTTCAACATCATGCGGCTAATCTCTCGCTGAGTCATGAAGCCATAGGCCGACTTCAGTGAATATCCGCATGGGCAAGTGTGCATTACATCTGGCAATTCCATTTATTGATCCTCTCGGCAGAACTGGCATCGTTCTCCTAGTGCATAGATGCCACAGTCTAAGCATCGAGTTATGTCTTTGTCCTCTACGACATCCTTGCGCTTGTCATAGCCGGCTGCTACGAGTAACTCCACCAGATCGGATAGGCGGAGCATGGCAACGTAATCCTCAGCACGTTCACCTTGTCCATTAAGCCTAAAGCAAGCGAACCCCAATAAGCCGCTCTTGGCTGTCCTAGTTTCGATCTGGCGGAGTGTCCCTGACACATCGAGTCCTGTACGCGCTTTAACCTCACAGTCGAACGGGACATTGAGAATGTCGCGCCCATTACCTCGACCAACTACAGCACCTTCCCACCAGTGCCGTAGAAACTCTGCCACTACGCGCTCTGTGCGAAAGCCTCTGTGTTTACGGCTTTGACTCATTGACGGCATGACATTTCTTGCATGACCATGTGATTGCCTGACCTTCGACCCAGAATGCTAGTTCTGTTGTTGGAACAGGCTCGTTGCATAGATGACACAATATCCTAACTTGAAGCGCATTTAGCATCTCACGCGCTTTAGCCTTCTCATAGAGTTCATCATCTGTAGGGAACTTCTCCCATTCGCCATCTTGGTTTAAGAACTGTAAGCCGCTCATGATCGAGCCTCTTGTGGTTTCCATGCGCCATTATTGTCGATGACGTACCAGATTGGATCGCACTTATCGACATCCGCCCAAGTCTCTTGACGTTGTGGCTGTACTGGGCAAGACATATTTGCCCAAGCCTTTCCATTCTTGTTGCCGGTGCGCCAGATGCGCTCACCATGCTTGCAGTGTGGAATGTCCTTATCGATCTTGGTTGCACCGAGAACTTCCTGCACCAATGCAACTGCCTCGGCTGCTGTCTGTGCCGGTGCGACAGCCTTCACAGTCCACGGATCATCCTCAACTGGTGTAATGATCTTGTCGTTTAACTTCTCTGCGAAAGGCTTTGGCTCAGATGCTTTGACTTTAGACATCTCCTCGCGGCTAGGACGTTTGCCCTTCGAAGCATAGCCTGCGTTAGCCAATGCACGCCCGATCGCACTCGTTTCGCAGTTCTCAAGCGCAGACGTAGAGTTGACTCCACGAGTCGAGACGGTTTCCTCTGCAAAGCCAGTTGTCCAAGCCTGTGCATCCACTTCAGTTCTATAAATAGCAGCCTTAACAATAAATCGCTGCAACGTTGACTCGACCAAAGAAGTATCAATTCGACCATCTGGGTGTTCCTTCCAGAACTTAGTTAGGCGTTCTTCGACTGTCTCGTAATCTTCAAGATTAAACATTTATGCCCTTTTCTACTATTTGCTTCAGATTCCATGTAACCGACTTTAACTGCATTGAGATTTGTTCGTTCTGCCAGAATATCGCGTGCTTTAGATCGTCATTGGCTATTGCTTGTTCTTTCAATTCTTGTAATTGCTCCCAAGTTCTAGACATAAAGATCGTTCCCTTCAGTACTTAGTTGTCCTGCAATGGCGAGGTAACTGCAAGCATCGATCCATGTGTCGATCTGCTGGCTGTCCTCGATTGATCGCCCAACTTTGATGAGCGCGAGAATGACTGCAACTTGGTAATCCTCAACCGGCATTTCCAGATAGGCTGAGATGAGTCTTGCTGCTCTCGACATATTGTCAGATGGATGACCGTAATGGAGTCCGCGTTCCTGATATAGATCCGTTGCGCTTTGTAAGATTTCACCATGCTTCATGATCTCACCTTATCGCGCTGTTCATAATGTTTGCGCAGTGCGCGTCGGCCTTCAACATAGCCAGAGTTAACGCCCATTGTGTAAAAGACCATAATGCTGGAGAACCAACCGAGAAGTAATAACCCGATTTCGAATAGTGTCATTATGCAGCCGCCATTTCTGTGGCTGTTTGTTCGATGAATGCTTTAGCATCTTTTAGTGTCTTGAAAGTTGCCCATAGTTGACCTTCGATACCGCAAGCCCAACCAGTTTTTCCGTATGAAGCGATTGCATCTGGATCACCTTCGTGCATATAGCGAACATCTGTAATCCAGAACTGACCACTTTCGTATGATCCATGTCCAATTTTTTCGAACTTCATTTTTTTGCCCTTTCACTTCCGCGAGCCCTTCTCGCTTCCATGAGTAGAACAATACGCCTGTCTAGCCAGTAATCAAGCGATTTTGTCGATTTTTTGATAACGGTTTGGTAACAATTCTCCCTCATCCATAGCGTCATCTATCGTCCGGCGGATGTCGTTATCGAGATCGTCCATACCTACGACCATGCACCACGAATGTGCCATCTTTTTCGAGGTTGATAAGGGTTACTTGGGTGTCCTCAACTAGGACGAATGCCTGCTGCCAGTTCATAGTGCCGCGCGTATAGCCGGCTTTGCGAACATCCATGAGATGCCCACCTTCTACGCCTCGCAAGATACGGCCTATTTTGCCCCCTGAAGCCTCTGTAAAGGCCGATTGACCAGCGCGGTGAGTATGTCCGCAGATGACGCTTAAACCGTGCCTACGAGCCGCTCCGAGGGCTGTAAGCCCTGCGTTAGGGTTAATGCCCTGCTCGTCTCCATGAACTGCCACCCAGCCTTTAGCGAAGGCGTATGGCTTCTTATGATAGGTGATTCCTAGTTCATCGAGTTTAAGGAACTTCTCAAAGCGTAGTTCAGGCAGCGCGAGGAACGCTGGAATCTTTTTCATTATGACGTTGTAAAGCCTATCCGTATGGTTAGAACGGATCATGTGTGCTTCTTTAGCGTGTTCTACTAGCGACCAAAGAACCTCTACTGCTTGATCTCGGTCATCGGCAAGGGTTTGTTCGTACCAACCTGGTGTTCCATCTGACCATCTGCTGATTTGTGGGAGATCGATTTCATCTCCCAGAGTAATGACGCTATCTGGGCGGTATGCCTTAATAAAAGATGCAACATTTCTTACTGCAATTTCATCGTGGTATGGAACTTGTAGATCGGGAACGATTACAGTTCTTTTCATTATTAGTCCTCGTCGTCATCGTCATAGGGGATGCGGTCGGGTAGGTTAGGCAGCCAGTTTGGAGTTGGCAAGATCGTTGCAGGGTAAGTCAAAGGTTCTAGCAGCAGACATAGTGCTACATCGTCTGCAAAGCCAGCCTTCTTTAGGCTTTTCCAGTACTCGTTTAACCCAATGCAGTAAGTCTCTAGCATTGAGTAATCCTCAAGGTCTATAACTCTTTTGCGCGCCATAGGAAAATTATCGCTCTAGAAGGATGTTATATATCTCATCAACACGCGCATTAAGTCTTTTGATCTCCGACAGCAAATGAGTGATCACATAGCCAGCCAAGCCACCGACTATCGCAAGAGTGGCAATATAGAGATTCAGGTAATCCGTCGGTGTCATTTTTTAGGGGTCGCATATCCAAAAACGCCAGCAAGTACAGCCCACAGGATCGAGCGGTAATCGGCTGCAAAGTTAGAGGCTGCCCACGCTGACAGGAACGCACCTAGAGTTAGAACTACTGGACTTTTCATATTCATTTATCTGCTCCTAATAACGGGACTTGAAAGAACGAACCATCTTGGTCACCCTTACGAGTGAAAGATATATGGCAATGATGGTTGTGCGGGTTGCTTCCCGTATATTTTCTCCAGCGCCAGCCCAAGCGAGGCGATGCAATTCTGCCGTTGAATATGATGTAGGCGATGCGCTTGTCTGTCTTGGAGAGTTTGCGAAGTTGATCAGCAATATCGGGCATGAGGT